GCGAGTAGTCGTTGATGGGCGAGTGGACGCTCAGGCTGTTGATGTCCAACAGCTCGATGGCCTGGTCGGGGGTGATCTTCAACTTCTCGTTGAAGAAGTTCTCCTTCATCTCGACCAACTGCTTGTCCAACCTCGTCGGGAGCTCGAACCAGAACTTCCCGCTGGAGGCCTCGCTGAAGGGGACGACCTTCCTGCTCTTCTTGGAGTTCTCGTCCTTGATGGCGCTGTAGGTCTTCTTGTAGAACAGGTCGATCTTGGAGTTCGTCTCGTGCTTGAACATGTGGATGTCCAACCCGTAGATCAACGTCTCCATGGTCATGTCGGTGGGGTAGAACCCCAACGAGAACGGGAGGTTCTCCTTCTTGCACTCGAGGATGTTGCACAAGAGCTTGATGGTGTTCTCGTCGTACCTGTAGTACCTGATCAGCTGGTTCCTGGCCATCATCCCCAACACCTTCAAGGTCGGCAGGTAGACCCCGTGCTCCATGCACCTCCTGATGTTGGAGTTCATGAAGATCACCGCCTCCTCCGGGGAGGTCAAGTCGGGGATCGAGTTGCTGGTGTAGAGGTCCTTGATCGTCGCCCAGCACATCCTCTTCCCGATGGAGAACAACGAGTTGAACTCGGTGATGATGAACTGGAGGGACGACTTCTTCCAGTTGGTGTGGATGTTGGCCAACCTGTACAACAGGTCGATCATGACGACGTAGTTCACCATCGCCCCCACCATCTTCTCCCCCAACACGGTGTTGAACTTGAACAGCATCATCTTGGTCTTGTCGTCCGACGACACCATCGTGGTGCTCTCGACGATGGTGTTGTACTCCTCCTTCATGATGGTCTCCATGATCTCGTCGCACATGTCGTCCTGGATCACGTGGTAGATGCTGCTGAGGAAGTGGAGCATCCCCTGGCCGAAGCCCGACTTGATCTCCACGAACCCCTCGTTGCTGTCGGACATCTCCCTGAACTTCTGGATGGCCTCCACGAACTCCACCTCGTCCTTCGGCTTCCTGGCCCACTTCTCCTTCAGGTTCTCCGGCGTCAACATCACCTTGTTGGAGAACGAGTAGAGGACGGTGATGATGAACTCCTTCATCCTGGAGTCGATGTCCCAGTTGTACACGAAGTGGGCGAGGTGCTCCATGACCATGCCGGGGGACCACTTGGAGGCGTCCGCGTTGAAGCTCGCGTAGCACGAGGAGATCTTCTTCTTCCTCAGGTCGGAGAGGTGCTCCTTGTACTCGTTCATCTTCTGGGACTGGATCTCCGCCTTCCTCTTCTCGTCCGTCAACATCTCCTTGGGGTGGATCCTGCAGAACTCCTTGGCCACCGTCTCCAGCATCTTGACCATCAACCTGGTGATGATGCTCTGGATCAGGATCTCCCTCGACCCCCCGATCTGCGCCTTCGGGAAGATGGTGAACACCGCCTCCATGTTCTCGATGTTGGACGTCAAGCCGATCAACATGTTCGTGCTCATCTTCTCCACCTCCGTGAATATGTTCAGGAAGGACTTGGACTTGATGACCTTCTCCTGGAACTCCAGGGCCTCCGACCTGTACGGGCCCGACAACAAGGACGAGGTCATCATCATCGCCCCGTCGATGACGGAGGTGAGCCCCTTCAACATGGCCTCCTGCATCAAGATCTTGGACTCCTTCTTCTTGAAGTACTTCTTGGTCGCGGAGACCACGAAGTTCTTGTCGAACATGTGGAACTCGTCCTTCTCCATCCAGAACTTCTTCAAGTCGGGGATGTTGCCCTTCGACGACTCGGTGTCCTTGACCTTCAAGAAGTGCATCTCCGCCGCGGTCATCTTGGAGACGATCTTCTTCATCCTGTGGTCGTTGAACCCGGACTCCTTGTCGAAGAGGTTGCACACGTAGATCTCGTTCATCATGATGCTGAACTCCTTCATGCTCGACAGGTCGTAGAAGGAGGGGAGGAAGAGCCTGTCGTAGGTGGTGTCCGTGCTGTGCATCCTCTTGACCCTGGAGTTCCACAAGTTCTCGCAGAGGTCCATCATCCTGTCGTACCACCTGAACTGCTTCAACCTCACGTACGAGTCCATGACCGACCTGATGGGCTCCTCGTTGATGTCCTCCATCAACTTGTCCCTGTTCGACACGTAGCCGGTCGCGGAGTGCAACAAGTACCGGTTGAGCTGGCCCGAGGAGCTCGTCCCCCTCTTGTGCTCCATCAGGATGATCATCATGGTGACGAAGGACGTGTCGATGAAGTCCTCGTTCCTCATCTCCTTCATCTGGCTCTCCTCCGTCCTGTCCACGATGTCCGACAGCACCCCTATGCAGACCTCCCTCATCTTCAGGAAGTGCCTCATGTCCGTCAGGCTGCACGCGAGCCACTTGGTCTCCACCAGGTCCGTGTCCTGCTCCATGGCCTCCCACTTCTGGAAGCTCCTGTCCCCGTGGATCACCGCGTCGTCCTTGTGGGTGATGACCTTGAACCTGATCTGCTTCTGGCCCGTCAACTTGCTCCCCCTCTTCAACAACAG